AGAATAGGATAATTATGGCATACGGTGCAAAATACAGATTAGAATTTTCAGATGTTCAAGGCAATCAGCGCAAAATAGAGATCTTAAAAAAAGATTATAACAGCACCGTTTTTCCTATGATCTGTGATGGCGAACCCATGACAATTGAATGGAAAGCAGATGATGATATTTATGAGCCATTGGTAGGTTCATCAGCTACATTAAATCTAAAGGTAACTAATGATGTTACTTATGACAATTTCTTTGAGTACGATGAAAGGGAATATAAACTAATTCTTTATTATCAAGAATCAGTTGGTGTTTGGTCAATTTATTGGGCCGGTTTTATTACCAATGATGTTTATCAAGAGGCCATTATTACACCACCATACAACATTGAATTAACAGCCATTGATGGATTAGGTCAATTAAAAGGATTTAATACATGGTTGCCGGATACATTAGATGAATCCAAAAACACATTTTTATGGGAATTTATTTACCAGAATTTGGCACAATTAGGATTGGATTTTGATATTTGGATTTCAAATGATATTAGATCGGGTATATCTGGCAATTGGTCGAATATTTATGAGGATTTATTGATCAAAACAAATGCGTATATCACAAAAGACAATGATATTTTAGATGCAAAAAAGGTTTTAAGATCTATTATGATTGCCACCAATGTCAAGATTTTTCAAAGTTATGGCCGGTGGTACATTGTTAATTGTTCATCTTATGGTGATCAAAGAATCATAGAAGGAATACAAAGTGGTGCATTGGTAGGTAATGCAATTCTACCTGCTAAACAGGCATATTTAAACGGTGGATCAGAGGACATTAAATTTTACATTTATAATTCATCAGGCACCAATTTAAGTAACACTACAGCCAATTATTTAAGAACTATTAAAAGCCAATTAACACCACGAAATTCTAATATGGTTAGATCTGTAAAGAGGCCATTGAAAAAATATGAAATGACTGTTAATTTGGAAAATAAACAGGCTTATGCTAATTATAATGCAGGATTTGAATTTGATTTGCAGTATTGGAATGCAGGTGCCGGAGTTACATTAACTGTGGGATCAGATTTTTCAGCCAATGGTGCTAATTCAGTTAGTTTTACAAATTACCAATCATCTGGGGGATACACACCAAGCACAGCCATTACCTGTCAAACATTTAATGTTTCATCAAATCAGTTAACATTAAATTTTAATATGGATGTCGGGTTTGATAATTACAATTATGATGGGGATACTACATTCACCTACAAAATAGCTTATTATGTAAGGGGAGGCACAGCAGGATCAGCCTATTTTAATGCCACCACTAATGCGTGGGTAGTTACCGGAAGTATTATTTGGAATGAGGTTACAGTAGAATGCCAATCATTTGAATTTAGAAATATAAATCAAGTGTTGCCATCTTTAGCAGTATATGGGGATTTATTAGTAGGTATTGCCATACCTTATTACACAGGATTTGGATTTAATAAAACCTATATTGATAATGTAGGATTAATACAAAATGCCATAGGTGCATCAAGGTTTAAAGATGTTACATATTCGGGTACATTATATAATAATAACAAAAGTGATTTATTGGAACATGATGACATCTATAATTATAATTCAGATGTAAATGATCTACAAAATGACAGCATTTTATATAATGCTAAATATGGTTTGTTTTTTGGCCTTAAAAGGGCGCAGGATACAACATCACAAAAGATGGAACAGATCGTAATCCAACAAAGATTGAACGATTTTAGAGCATTTTTAAAAAGTTATGAGGGTGATTTTAGTATCAATGGTAGCAATTTTATGCTGTCAATGGCTAATAAAGTTTACATTAAATTTGATACATTTACCGAAACAGATTCGGCCATCATGGATTCCATGAAATTTTCGGTTAAATCTAATATTTACAGTATTATTTGCCACATACCGGATAATTATACGGATGTTTCGCATCAATACAGGGTTATTTTTCAAGTTTAGATTAGTAGTTTGTTTTCATAGTAAATAGGTTGTGTTTGTGTAAATGGCCCGATTTTTAATCGGGTTGTTTATTGGTTAGGTTGGGATGCAAAAAGATCATTAACATTGTTAGTGGTCTTTTTTGTTAATTTACAAATGTGATTTGTATTTGTTTAATTGACTAATTTTGAAAAAAACTAATCATGAGTAAAGAGGAAAAATATAATATTATCCGAGATCATTTTTTCAAATCACATCTAAATTTAAGCAGCTTTCATAAGGAACATTTCCAAGATTATGGCTATAAAAGTCCTAAAATGTTAAAGGATGCCATGATCAATAACAATATTACGTTAAGGGCCAAGAATGAATTTATATTAGGGCAGAATTATAAACAAAGTGGCGATTATAAAAACTACAATTTAGATAGTTTAGAGAATTTTGGAATAGCTGAATCTATAGGTAAAGATCATTTACCTTTCTATTTGCCAGAGAAATTTAAAAAGGTTGGTATTTTATCAGACATCCATGTGCCATTCCACCATTTAGAATCATTGACCTGTGCTATTAAGTATTTAAAGGATCAGCAAATTGATTGCCTGTATCTTAATGGGGACATTTTTGATGTATACAGCCTAAGTATGCACCAGAAGGAGCCAGATCTCAGAAATTTCCCATTAGAGGTAGAAATGTGCCGAGAATTTATGCAAAAGATTAGGGATATTTTTAAGCATATTCCGATCTATTTTAAATTAGGAAATCATGAGAACCGGTATGCCAGAATCCTACAGAATCAAGCAGAGGAATTCGCACAAATCCATGATCTACAATTTGAGATATTTTTCCATCTGGAAAGGTTGGGTTATAACATGGTGCAAGATTGGCAAGGGTGCTACATGGGTGATTTGTTGGTACTACATGGCCATGAATTATATGGATCCGGTGGCGCTAATCCTGCGCAAAATTTAATGAATAAAATAATGTGTAATGCGTTAATGGGCCATGTCCATAAAACAAGTTTTGCCATGAAGAAAACAGGATTTAAAGAGTACATAAAAACATATACCACAGGATGTTTGACATATACATCACCAAAATATATGGTAATGGCCCAACATAATCAAGGTTTTGCCATTGTAGAAATTGAAAATGGCAAAAGCAATGTGCATAACATGATTATAAAAGATGGAAAAGTTTTGTAAATTCGTTTATTCATAATGGTTTATAGGGTTAAAAAAGCAAAAGAGCATCTAATTTTAGGTGCTTTTTTCTTATATTTAAATTATTCATGGGTAATTATTGATTTATTTTTTAAAAAAGTTTTAAAATGTTTTGGAAATATCAAATAAGGCAGTACATTTACATCACACAACACATAAACCATGAAAAAAATCATTAATTACATCACAGATTTCCACCATCAGGATCCAGAGGGATTATATGGTGGCATTGCCATTTACACATTTTTTTATTTATTATTGTTCCACATCCTACCAATTATCAAACCATGAAAAATGAAGAATCGTTTATTTTGAAAATGAAATTTCGTGATGATGCCGGATATTATACGGTGATCAAAGAGTTTTACACCTTTAATGAGGCGCAGTCTTTTTTAGATAAAGAATGGCGCATATTTAGGGGCCGGTTAATACAAATCATGGATATACCGGATCCAATCCAATCTAATCAAATCAATCATGCGTAAAGTAAAGCAGTACGAAATCAATCAAATGGTGGCAGATAATCTAAATAAAATGGGTTATTTGCCACATAGTGCAAGGGAGTTTAAACCCCATAATATACAGAGTATTATTAGCCGAAAGGTAAATGATCCTGTGATCAATGCAGAAATAGAAAAAGTTATTAACATCCTAAACCAAACCAATAAGTAAAATGAATGCAAAAAATGATTTGGCCATTATACAGGCCGAAGTCCAAGCACCAAAGAATAAGTTTAATTCTTTTGGTAAGTATGCGTACAGGTCAGCTGAAAACATTATAGAAGCTGTTAAGCCGATTATAAATCCCAAGGGATACCATTTGATCCTATCCGATGAAATGGTGATCATAGGCGAGAGATATTACATTAAAGCCACAGCCACCATCAGCAATGGCGAGCAATCCTACAGCGCCACATCTTATGCCAGAGAACCAGAAGAAAAAAAGGGCATGGATTCTGCGCAGATTTCTGGAACGACAGGCAGTTATTCACGAAAGTATGCGTTAAATGGATTATTTGCATTGGATGATAATAAAGATTCTGATGCAACATCTACAGAAACCAAACCTAATGTAGTAGTGGCAGAAATTACTTTAACCAAAGATGAGGAAACTGAATTAATTAATTCATTAAATACCTGTACTGAATTAGGCCATGTTAAAGAATTATGGAATAATTTGGATTCTAAATATCAAGCAATTAATCATGTAAAAAAATTAGTAACTAACCGTAAAAATCAATTATTATGAAAAATGAATTAACATTAAAACCATCCATGATCATAAACATGGATAAGCAAGAAATCATTCATCAGGCGCAAGTTATGGTGGATGAATTTGATGTATCTTTAAAAGATCCATTGGTGCAATTGGCCATCATATCTAAATTTCAGATTTTATTTGAAACGGTAGATAAGGGAATCAAGCAGAAATCAATTGATGAACTGCATAAATTAGGTGGTAAACACAATGTGCATGGGGTTGAATTTGCCATAGCAGAGGTTGGCACATCGTATGATTACACAGCCACTAAAAAATGGAATGATTTAGAGGATCAAATTAGTTTCCTTAAAAGGCAACAAAAAGAAATAGAGGGATTCTGTAAGGCCATCACCAATTTTACCACAACAGTGGATCCGGACACAGGTGAGGCACACGAATTTTATCCGGCATCAAAAAAATCTACAACATCAATTAAAAAAACAGTTAAATAATTATGGGACAATTAACAAACATTAGCATCAATCTAAATAAGGTTGACAAGTCAAGATTAACCAAAGACAAAAACGGCAATTTATGGCTAAATTTATCAGGATTTGTGAATGAAATCCCAGATGACTATGGTAATAATGGATTTATTACCCAAAGCCAAACCAAAGAAGAAAGGGAAGGTGGCCAAAAGTTGCCCATTTTAGGCAATTTTAAACTGCCAATGGCAAATCCTACCAAAGTACATAAAGAAATTAATCCTAAAGTAAATATGGTGCCAACAAAAGCACCACAGCCAATGGATTTAGATGATGATTTACCATTTTAAACTATGGCCGGCAGAAATGTCGGCCTTTATTATTTAATTATGCGAAAAATTGTAGGTCAATACACGACAAGGCATGGCGAATTAAGAGCCATTTATTCGGTAGCAAATTCTATTTTTAAACATAAGGACATAGAATTGGGAGGTAAATTTGATATTCAATATAAATTAGGTAATAAAGATGCCTATCTATCTGGAGTTTTAGAACTTGCCACCGAAGGAAATCGTACATTATTTTTTAAAACAAACGAAGGGAAATCCATAGGGATTCCTATAATGTCAATCGTTAAATACATAAGAAAATGAAAAAAAATGAATTAGGGTACACCTTTAATGAGGTGTTTGCGCACATTGATAAGCAGCTTAAATTAAACTATATTAAGTTAGGTTATGTCGGCATTGCACAGGATCAAGATTGAAGAAATACGAAATCTTGAATTAATAGAAGAAATTACGCAAGTCGTTTTGAAATATAAACGAAGTGGCATCCTTCCAAATGATGCTAAAATTGAGGAAAAATCGTTATTAATTTACCTTAATAACCGGTATTCAATTTATAATAAATACACAGCGATAAATAATAATAAATACACACACATTGATGATCATTTAGGAATATGATATTTAACTTTAATTTTAACCCATTAGTAAAGATTTTGTTAGTGATTACATTTGTAGCTGTCTTTTTAAAGCTAACAGGTGTATTCAATTATTCATGGTTTGAATCCATGATCCCTGCTATGGTATTGGTAGGATGTGAATTTTATATTTTTGTATTAGTCTTTTTCTTTTTACGCAAATGAAAACATTCCAACAGTACGATCAAGAACATCCAGAGATTTATGCAGTTTATAAAAATGTTGCAGAGGAATTTATTAAAAAAGGTATAATTAAGATGGGATCTAAACGAATAGTTGAAGAAATCCGGTGGCACAAAAGGATAAAAACCAACGAATACTATAAGATCAGCAATAATTACACAGCTTATTATGCAAGAAAATTTGTTAATGATCATCCACAATATGCAGGGTTTTTTAACTTTATGCCATTGCGATCATCAAATAAATAGTATATTTGTAAACTTTAGCGATCTCACAACATAGCTACAAACGGTCTTAAAGGCCATCATTATTGAACCCAAGGTGAGATCTGGGGGATTTAATTGATGGTCTTTTTTATTATGAAGAAAATAAGAATAAAAAACAGGTATGGAACGGTACCAAATGCGCTACTAAACAGCGATCAAATATCGTTTAAAGCCAAGGGCATCTATGCCTACATACAATCAAAACCGGATGATTGGGATTTTTCTGTGGAACGAATTTCAAGCCAAGTAAAGGAAGGAAAACCAAGCATTGCAGCTGCACTAAAAGAGTTAGAAAATGCAGGTTATTTATCACGAATCCGGTACCAAGCAGAGTTTGGATATTGGGTTTCAGAGTATGTACTGCATGAATTTCCTATAAAGGAATCCCTACATACAGGAATTCCTATGCAGGAAAATCCTATAGCAGGAAAACCCGTAAATATTAGTAATAAAGATTTAAGTAATAAAGAGTATATATATAATAATATAAGTAAGAAAGATAAGGACATTGATCAAATTTTATCTAATAGAGATCTAATTTTTGAAAGATGGTTTGACTATAAAAGAGAAAAAAAACAATCTTATAAACCTATAGGAAAACAGGCATTAATTAAGACATGGGAATCGGCAACAGATGATCAATTAGAAAAAGCCATTGATCATTCAATATCCAATAATTGGAATGGAATTTTTGCTAAAAAAGAAGAAATTAATAATATTACAAAAGGCAAGCACCAAACCAATTTAGAAAACATAGAATTAGCACGACAACAAATCCAAAAACTACATGAAAACGGAACTTATAAAAATCCATTCGCCATCGGCGATTAATATTAGCAATCTGCAAAACAAAATAGTACAAGCACAGGCATCTACAAAATTGATGCTAATGCTACCAAGTGAAAAAACAGATTTAGCCACACAGATTTGGGCCATTGCAAAAATGAAATTATCATTAAGATCAGAGAATCAAAATGAGGACATGGCGCAAATAGTAATTTTAACTGATGATCTGGAATTGTTCGGAAATCTAACAAAAGATGAAATTATGATCGGTTTAAAAATGGGGTTAAACGGTGAATTTTTAAATAAAGATCAGCAGGTATTTTTTAATTCATCCAATTTTGTTCAATGGATCCGTAAATACATAGAACGCAAACAGGTAGAATTGTCAGAGCTTGCAAAGTTGCCAAAAATGGAAACTATTAAACCGGTACCATCAGATCATGAATTAAAAATCATGGCCATTAATAATGCGAATGATCATGCAGATCTAATGGTCAAAATGGGCAAAGATTTTAAATGGATTGCCGGTGGATTATATCAGCTTTATGATTATTTGGTAAAATTTGGTCTTTATGAATGTCCAGAATCGGATAAAAATCGTATCAAATCGAAAAATTATGTACCATCTTTAAGCGAAATTGAACTTGATGCGACATATAAAAGCGCTTATTATAAAGAATTTATACAATCCATGGTAAATATGGATGTTAGATTTGATCAAAATGGTCAATTATTTTAAACTAAAAACCTAATCAATGAAAAAAGTTATCAGCATTATTGCCATTACAGGCATTATTTATTTTTTATATCCTAAAAATGAACCGGTTAAAGCAGTAAATTTCAAACCAAATAGAGATTTTGGAATCATTACGCATGAGGATATTTATACCGATAATATGGAAAAAGGTAAATACACAAAACATGGTAGATTAATTACTAAACAAAGTGGTAATTCGGAAAATCCGAATAGCCAAAACAATTTAAACCAATAAGACAATGACACCAGAAGACAAAGCGCTGCAATTATTAGACAGATTTAAATTTGATTTTACAAATGATATTAGCCAACAAAAACAAGGCGCAATAATGTGCGTATATGAAATAATTGATTTACAAATATCAAATATGAAAGACATCACCTATTGGCAAGAAGTTGTATTTCATTTGTATTCTATTGGAACAGGTGAATTAGAAGCCAAAGCAGATAGGTTTGATTTAAACGCATAACTTTAAAAATAATTGACAAATTAAACGCATAACTTTAAAGATAATTAATGTTATTGTCGGGAAAATCCATCATTAATGACACAATTGACAGATAATGATGGTAAAAGTTAACTAATTAGGTAACAAAATGAGGGTAAAAATTACCCCTATGTTTTAAACAAAGGTAAATAAACAAATTATGGAAAATCAAGGTAAAAAAGTATCATCAGCAGATTTAAGCGCTGAAATTAATTATTGGTCTATATTGGCCATTACAATACTTTTAATTTATATGGCAATATGAACAAGATCATACATCCGTTTTTTGTTGTTTTGATCACTGCGTTTATAATAATATTAACAGCTGTGATTAGCGCCATAGAAATTCCAATGGCTAAAAAAAAAATTGTAGATAGTGAAATCTATGATCATGCAGGATTTATTAAATTTATGGATAAGCATAAACCATAATCAACATGAAAAAAGAAGAACATCACCTGCAAGTGATCCTATGTCAGTATTTAGATTGGAATGGCTATGACTTTTTTAGCATTCCCAATGGTGGGTTAAGACATCCAAGGGTAGGAAACGCATTAAAAGCCGAAGGATTAAAAGCCGGCGCAGCTGATCTGTTTATCGTTTTGGCTAATAATACACACCATGGCCTGTTCATTGAAGTTAAGTTTGCCGATGGTAAGCAACAGCCAAACCAAAAGAGATTTCAATTAATGGTAGAACACCATGGATATTGCTACAAAATAGTGAGATCATTGGATGATCTAATTGATGTTTTAAGGATCTTTAAATCAGATCCAATTATAGATCTGTATCAAGCCGGATACAGATCTGGATACATTGATGGTAAGCTACAGGAACAAATATTAAGATGAAACCTAATTATCAAGCTGCGTGGGATTGGGGCCATCAGTATTTATTATCAAATGAATCAATAGATATTCAGCTAACAGGGTGGGAATACATTACCAATTCAAGAATATTTGTGGCAGTTACTATGGATCGTTTAAACAGCCATTGCCCACAGGATAGGAAAATGGCTTTTATAAGATTACAAAAATTTAAAAACCTAATCAATGAGTTACGACAAAAAGAAAAACAAAATTAGACAATTGACATATTTTGCATTATGCCAAAATTTGCTTGATTTTATTGATGGTGGATGGATTGGACATCCTGCCAATAAACAGTCTGTTAAATCAGCTACAAACCATTTGATTAAAGAATTAGAAAGGGCCAACAAAACATTATTTCCACCGGAGAAATCAGGTGATGAATTATTACAAGCATTAGACACATTTCAAAATGCCTGTACTGCCATGGAATCTTTTTTTATTTTAGGAATGGAAATGGATACAATGGACAAAATCCACAAAGATTCACTAAATACCCAAATAAATATTCTGCTAAAATCATACGGTGTAGATTGTTGGGAGAAACCTATGTCGAACCTATGGAAATAGTTTTTACATTTGTACAGCTGTTGGGTGAGGAATAACAGCAGGTACAAAAGCACTTATTAACCTAAACAATATAAAATGAATTACAATGATCAGCCAGATATGGTGAATAAACCACCACATTATCAGACTATAACAGGGCCACAGCCAATAGATATAATAGAACAGTTTAATTTGTCGTTTCATACCGGTAATGCCATCAAATACATATTAAGGGCAAACAGGAAAGGCAATGAAAGAGAGGATTTAGAAAAAGCCATTTGGTATTTAAAAAGACACATAAATAATAAATTATGACATATTTCGGAGTTAAAACAACAAGGCACACTATAGAAGTCCTGCCATCAATTCGCATTAATCTGCCTAAAAAGAACAGAAATGATTTAATAGTTATTTCATGGATCATGTGGGAAATTGTAATTGGTTATGATCGTTAATGGATAGGCTGATTATAGAATCAATCTTTTTTGGTGGCATAATACTTGCATTTATAATATTTATGATTTACATGATCATAGAAGAAAAAAATAAATAATGATTGAGGAAGTAAACATCAAGCTGATTATCCCTAATCCATCCAATCCAAGGATTATTAAGGATACCAAATTTGCTAAATTGGTTAAATCTATAAAGGATTTTCCCGAAATGTTAGCGCTACGGCCCATTGTTGTGGATGAATATATGATCGTATTAGGTGGAAATATGCGATTAAAAGCCTGCATTGAAGCCGGATTGAAAAGGGTGCCGGTTATTAAAGCATCCATGCTAACAGCTGATCAGCAAAAGGAATTTATAATTAAAGATAATGTTGGTTATGGTGAATGGGATTGGGATATATTAGCCAATCAATGGGATGAACACCTGTTAAATGATTGGGGTTTAGATGTGCCGGTGTTTGAACCGACATTGGAACCGGAGCCAGAGGAATCACCGGTGGAATTATTCTTAATTGAGTTGACATTTAACGATGAAGAATCAAGGCAGAAAGCATACACAGAATTGATTGAAAAGGGTTATAATGTAAGATTAAGCAAATGAGGAGGCCAAAAGCAACAGCAGGGAATAAAAAGCGAATGATCCAAGCATTGGAAAAATCGTTGGGGATTGTTACCACAGCTGCAAAGTTGGTAGGTATTGAACGCACCACACATTACCTATGGATGAACACAGATCCTGTATATAAACAACAGGTAGAGGAAATAAATGATATTGCTTTAGATTTATCAGAATCAAAGCTACACAGCCAGATCATGAAAGAAAACATAGTGGCGATCATATTCCATTTAAAGACTAAAGGTAAGGGGAGGGGTTATGTGGAGAGAACAGAAATCAAACACGAAACAGGTGTGGAATCATCAATCATAGAATGGACACCGGCAAAGATCGAAAACGAGTAGTACAGGAATGCAATGTACAATTTTACCAAACATTAAACAGCAAGGCAAGAATCAAGGTACATCAAGGTGGCACCAGATCCGGTAAGACTTATGCTATTTGTCAATACCTAATCTACAAGCTAACAAGCACCACAAAACCATTGGTGATAAGTATTGTGCGCAAGACATTGCCGGCCATCAAAGGATCAGTGCAAAGGGATTTTATGGAAATTCTTGATAAGTTAGGAATCTTATTTTTAGGCAATCACAATAAATCAGAAAACACATACACATACGGCCATCATACAGTGGAGTTTTTATCCGTAGATGAACCACAAAAGATTAGGGGCCGAAAACGTAATATTTGCTATATCAATGAGGGGAATGAATTAGATTATGAGGATTACAGGCAGTTATTAATGAGAACAGAGGATGAAATGATCATAGATTTTAACCCATCAGATCCCATACATTGGATCTATGATGAGGTAATTGATCGTGAGGATTGCGAAACATGGATCACTACATATCAAGATAATAAGTTTTTACCTGCTGAATTAGTAGCAGAAATTGAGAGATTAAAGGAAAGAGATCCGGATTATTGGCGAGTGTATGGTGAAGGTAAAAGGGCAGTATTTTCTGAAAGGCAGATATTTCCTAAATGGAAACAGATACCTAAAGATAATTTTCCGGAATTTGATGAAATATTCTATGGATTGGATTTTGGGTATGCACAGGATCCTACAGCCATAGTCCAGATAGCCAAAGTAAAAGATCGGTTATATCTGCATGAGGTTTGCTATAAAAAAGGAATGACAAACAGGGACATTGCAGAGTTTATAAAGTCCAATGGCTATGATCAGGATTTATTTTATTGCGATTCAGCAGAACCTAAATCAATTGAGGAATTAAGGCAGATGGATATTTTAGCCAAAGGGGCAGTAAAAGGCACCGGATCAATAAACGCAGGCATAAGTTTATTAAAGGAATTTGATGTGTTTTATAGCTTTGAAAGCAAGAATTTACACAATGAATTTCAATTCTATTTTTGGGAACAGCTTAAAGATGGAACAATTATAAATAAACCCATTGACAAACAAAACCATTTAATGGATGCGATCAGGTATGGTGTTTACTCAAAGTATAAAAATAGGAATGATTTTTTTGTAATTTAATTGATTATTTTTGACAAAAAAAAGCGTATAACATGGCAGGCATAGTAGATACATTTAGACAATCAATCATCAAAGCATTAGGGGGAACAGATCCGGCATATAATAAATTATTGTACCAATGGTTAGGCACAAGCATTATCATGCAAGAGGAAAACGATCAATCATTCATCGTTAATGGATACCAGAGAAATGCCACAGTGTATTCTATTATTAACCTGATCACCAAGGCAGCGACAACAATACCTTTTCAGATCTATGAAGTAAATGACAAAGGTACAGCCAAGCAATATAAAGCCATGACATCTGGTATCATGGATGGTGGTGCAATGTATAAAGCTAATGTGCTACGCAAAAGAGCATTTACACAGATCACAGATAGTCCATTAGAAGCATTATTAAATAGGCCAAATCCGGAGCAATCATTTAGTACATTTTTACAGGAATTGATTGCATTTGGTAAGCTAACCGGCAACAGATACATTTATGGTATTAAGCCAACAAGTGGCCCAAACCAAGGTAAATTTGGTCAGCTGTATGTTTTGCCAAGCCAATTGGTGGAAATCGTTTCACAAGGGGTTTTAGATCCAATCAGTGGATACAGGATCCGATACAATGCCACACAGGAAATTGATCCAGAGGACATTTGCCACATTAAAGATTTTAATCCGGATTACAACAGCGCAGGATCTAACTTATATGGTCAATCACCATTGCGCGCGGGTTTACGGGTATTAACGGCAAACAATGAAGCTGTAACAACAGGTGTAAAATACCTACAGAATCAGACATCAAGGGGAATGCTAATTGATAAGGAAGGAACCATAAACCAAGTGCAAGCACAGGCATTAAAGGACAATTTTAGAAAACAATATCAGGGTACCAATAATGCCGGTGATGTGATTGTATCATCAAAGGATTTATCATGGGTAAATTTTGGATTAAGCGCAGCAGATTTATCATTAATTGAGCAGTACAATGGAACCGTAAAAGATCTATGTAATATTTATAACATACCGGTGCAATTGCTTAATAATACTGATTCATCTACCTACAATAACATGAAGGAGGCAAAAAAGGCCATGTATCAAAATGCAGTAATCCCAGAACTAATTAAAATTAGGGATGAATTAAACCGGTGGTTAGTGCCACAATTTGGTGCCAATCTGTATTTAGATTTTGATTTCACTATGATCAGTGAAATGCAAGAAGAAGTGGACAAATTGGTATCACAATTATCAGCGGCATGGTGGATTACACCAAATGAGAAAAGGGATGCAATGAATTATGGCAAAGATGAAGTAAATGCCTACATGAATGATTATTTTATCCCAACATCATTAGCGCCACAGAATGTTACTATAGATGCGTTGGAGAATCCAAAGGCATTAGACATTGATTATGATCTAAAATAATATGCCATTACCATCACCGAGAGTAAATGAGGATCTAAATGATTTCATTGGCAGATGTGTAATTGATCCAAATGTGGTAAATGATTTTGCTACATCTGATCAGCGATTAGCTGTTTGCAATTCTCTTTATTCGCAAGAAAAGGAAATCAAGGCAGCCAAAGAAAATTACACAGCTAAATTTAGTGAGCAATTAACCAAGGCAGAAAGATCATCAGTAAAGGATTTTTATAAGTTTTATAATGATCAATACGATCAAGCATCTGCCATGTTTATCAGACAGGGGGCATTATCGGCCACAGATGTATCAGTATTTTTTAAGGAAAATGATTTGATCAATATGTACACAGAAATGTACAGTAAAATTGGTTTACATTTTGCTTTATGGTACTACAAGAATGTGGATAAATTACTAAATAAGGCAAGCGATTTAGATAATTTAATGTCTATTTGGAGCAAATCATTTGCATTTGTAGGTCAACAAGTAGGTGCGCAGAGGGTTACATTAGTCAGTGGCACAGCTAAAAACACATTAATTGCAGTTACTCAAAAGCTAATGTCTGATCCTGCATTCATGAATCAAGGCGAAAAAGTGAAAGCCAAGATGCTTAAAACGCAGTTTAACAGGTATTCAACATATCAAGCAAAGCGATTAGTAAGGACAGAGGCCACAAATGCTGCTAATTATGCCACCATTGTTTCTGCTCAAAGTGTATTTGATGGCAGGGATCTAATGAAAACATGGCACACATCATTAGATGGGAGAGAAAGAGCAAGCCATGGCGCAGCCAATGGGCAAACGGTACCTAATGCCGGTAAATTTTCTGTACAAGGTCAATTCCTTAAATGGGCAGGGGATCCGGCAGGATCAGCAAGTAATGTAATCAATTGCAGATGTGGTGTTAGTGTATTTCCAAAACCTAATGCCCAGACTACAGGAGAAAACATTACAGATATTGGATTTGGAGTTGCACAGGCACAGGTACAAAGCGCAATTACAGAAGCATTAATTACACCAGAGGTTGCTACAACAATTGCAGTTGAGGCACAGCAAGTTAATTTACAATCACAAAAGGAATTAATGAGGCCAGATAATTGGGATGAATTTGCGCCTAAATCAGTATATTTAAATGATGATTATTTATCTTTGTTAACTAAAAAACCAACATTAACTAATTCTACAGCAAGTGAGGCAAATATATTTACTGCTGAAATTTATATAAAAAAATCAAGATTTACAGATAAAAGTATAGGTAGAGTTTTAGCGCATGAGGTAGGCCATGTAATTCATTACCAACAAAAATGGGTAACTTATACAGAAATTAATCCATTAATTACATCATTAATGGACAAACAAGCTAAAAGATTTGGTATGTCTTTGCGTGGAGCAGATCGTAGGCAATTACTTTATGAAACAAATAAAAAAATAAATAGTTCTTATACTTTTAGAAATAAATTTCCTGATTTAAATGATGATGAATTTAATAGTTTAATAGGGGGGATGGCTGATTATTTTGGGGCATTAACTAAAAATAGTATAGGATTTGGGCATCAAGATAAATATTATAAAGGGATATACGGCAAAAATTTTCAAGCATTTGAAATAATGGCCCATGCTTTTGAAAATAAATATTTTACAAATCCATTATTTGAATTAATGTTTCCTGTAGAATATAAAGAATCAATACAATTACTTGATGAATTAATTTTAAATATAAAATAATGGAAGAACTTTTTAAATTAGTTGAAGAATATATGGTTTTGCATCCAAATGCTGAAAATCCATTAAATTATTTTAATGCTTTAGAATTTAATGATTTGTTGGAAGCTCTAAAAAATGCTAATGGCAAAGTAATAAATCTAATTGATACTGATAAATATGGTTATGTGGATGGTGGCAGATTAGCATAATTAAATTTTAACTTTTGATTTTTGATTAACTATTTAACTAATTTTGAGAAAAAGTAAAACGATATGATTTTCAAACAAACATCCATAGGATTAGAGGATATTGATGAATCAAACGGCATTGTTAAAGGCTATGGATCAGTGTTTAATAATATCGATTCAGACAATGACATTATTTTAGCCGGTGCATACACCAAGACATTAAACGAAAACGGTTCAAGGGTGCGTTATTGCAATCAGCACCGTATAGATCAGCCATTAGGAAAGTTTACGGAATTGCGTGAGGATGGAAATGGTTTATATTTTGTCGCTGAAATACCTATGACAAGAATGGGCCAAGATATTTTGTTATTGATGAAAAATGGGGTGATCAATGAGAACTCTGTGGGTATTATGCCAATAGTAAAATCATTTAGACAGGATGGTGTGCGTGAATTAAAAGAAGTAAAGCTATATGAGATTTCATGCGTTACATTAGCAGCAAATCCATTAGCAATGATTACAGATGCAAAGGGAATGATTGATCAGGATCTGTTAGGAAAGCGATTTGATATTTTGGCTAAAATGATCAAAAAAGAAAATGTATCTGATGAACTTGGATACGCAATTGAAGGTGAATTGATGAAATTGAAATCATTATTTATTGACATTACCACAGTGCCGGTACCAGATACCACATTGCCGGTAGATAAAAGTGAGGACATATCAGAAATATTTAATTATTTAAAAACAAGTATAAAAAAATAGAATATGTCAGAGGATATTAAAAAACAATTGGATGAATTAAATTCAGCCATTGACTCGAGAATCGAGAAAGCAGAGGGCCAAGCAGTTGCAAGCGCAACAGGAAAGGCTGATGAGTTATTGAAAAGTGAAATCAGAAATTTAGAAACTAAATTTACTGAAATTCATTCACGCATTGATGCTGCTGAAATTGCTGCTAAAAAGACAGCAAGTGGCGCTACAGTGAAATCATTTAAGCAAGGTTTGATCGAAGGAATCAGCAAAGGTGCTTTAGAAGGTATGGTAAATGGCAATAGTCGTTCAGCTGCATTTGAAATCAAAGCAGGTGATATGACTGTAGCTAACAACTTTACAGGTGAGGTTATTCCTGCTCAATATGTTGCAGGTATTAAGTTTGATCCTACAAGACCGGTTCATGTGCGCCAATTGTTAGCACAGGGATCTACACAATCAGAGGTGGTACGTTTTGTGCGTGAAACTGCTTATGATAACGGTGCGGCACCAATTGCACAAGGTGGATTATATCCAGAATCAGATTTTGATTTGACAGCAGAGGATGCAAACGTAAGAAAAATTGGTACTTATTTCCGTATTTCTGAAGAAATGTTGGCCGATACTGCTCAATTGACATCTTATTTGTCAGCTCGTGCGCCAGAAAAATTGTTAACTGTTGAAGATGCGCAGTTGCTTTATGGTAATGGATCAGGTCAAAACATTGAGGGTATCAATTCAATTGCTACAGCTTTTGCAGCAGGATCATTTGCAGGTGCAGTAGTTGCAGCAAATCAATTTGATGTTTTAACAGTTGCAATTAATCAATTAGCTTTGGTTAACTATACAGCTGATTATATCATGCTTTCACCAACAGATTTCACTAAAATTTTATTATTGAAATCTACAACTAATGAGTATTTAAAGGATCAAGTTTATCAAGGTTTAACACCAAATTTCTTGGGTGTACCGGTTGTAGTTAATACAGCTGTTACAGCCGGAACATATTTGGTTGGTAACTTTGCTTTAGGAACTCAAATGTGGGTGCGTGAGAATCTTGCATTAGAATTTTTCCGTGAGGATGGAATTAACGTAAGAGAAGGATTTGTAACTGTTCGTTTAACAGAAAGAATTGCATTAACTAACTATGCGCCATTGGCCTTTGTTGGTGGTACATTCTCTACTGATATTGCAGCGATCAATGACTAATTAGTCAATTAATCCAAATAGAATAATGGCACCTGATTTTCGGGTGCCATTTTCTTTTATATTTGTTCAAAAAATAAAACAATATGGGCAAAATAACAATGCTAAAAAATGTCAATGATGGTATTAACTATTATAAGGCATACGGTATTTTTGATGTTTCATCCGAGGTTGAAAAATTGTTTATATCAAAAGGATGGGCGATTAAATCATCCAAGAAAGTAGAAGAAATAGTAGAAGAAATAGAGCAAAATATTAATCCGGTTATTGATGATGAATCATTGGAAATATCCGAAAACATAGATTAACATGGCACAAGTTAAAATATTAAAGACTGTTTTAAATGGAGGCACTATGCACATTGCAGGTGAATCCTATTATTTACCAAAGGATCTTGAAAAATATTATTTAGAAAAGAAAATTGGTGTAATGGTGGAGGCAGAAACAAAGGAAATTAAAGTGGCCGAAGTTGAAACCAAAGAAGAAAAAATAGTTTACCAAACAAAAGCTATAAGCAAAAAGAAAAATGCGCCAAATAAAAATAAATAGCACTACAGGATCAGAAATTATCACCACAAGTGATGTTAAGAACTTTGTTAGGATTGATACATCTGCTGATGATGCGCTTATTGGTACTATGATTACAGCTGCAAGGATAGCAGCCGAAAATTATATGTCCAGAGATATTGTGGCTAAAACAAGAACATATTATTTACCATCAGTACGTTTTGATTTGTTAATTGATGTGCCATTTGGCCCAATAGCATCAATCCAAAGTGTTACCGGTACCATTGATAATACGGCATTGACATATAATGTATTTGGGTTAGATGATAAGATCGTAGAATTAATAGGTGATGCAGTTAATATCAAAATCAATTACACTACAGCCGGCATGAATGATGGCCTATTAAAGCAAGCATTATTAATGATGGTTAGTACTTATTATGATAATAGAACTGATTACGTTACCGGAACAATTGTGCAAGATGTACCATCATCGGCACAAAGTATTTTAAATGGGTATAAAGCAATGTTTGTATAATGGCATTAACATCAGGTGATCTAAAGCAAAGAATTATAGTTAGCAGATTAACAAAAACTGCTGATGGTTATGGTGGGTGGACATCTACCACAGCTGTGATTGGAACATATTGGTGTAGAGTTTTGGAAACATCTGGGGATATTTCAGCAAAGAATGGTATCAGATCACTTGAAACAAAAATTGAGATCATGATTAGAAGGCCAACAGCTGATCTAATTCAGAATCAAGATATATTACAGGTAGAAGGAAATGCCTCCACATACAGGATTAATTCTGGGTACCAAACCATAGAAAATTTTTGGGTTAAAATAACAGCTACCAAGATTGAAGGGTAATGGCTAAAAAGGATGGAATTACTATTAATGAAGGGGATTTAAATTCATTAAAGAAAAAAATCCAACAGTTGGGCCAATTGGCAGCACAGGAATTATCAAATGAGTTGGCTTATACAGCTGCATTTGCAGTACAGGGAATGAAAGTAGATGTTAAAAAAGATACAGGAAATTTGATGCAAAGTATCTTTTTTGAAAGGGTAGGAAAAAATAGAGTTAGCATATTTGCTAAAGCACCTTATGCGCCATACGTTGAATTTGGTACAGGTAGAAAGGTAGATTTAAGCCATTTAAAGGCATTGGGGTTTAATGATAGTTACGCAGCACAGTTTAAAGGCAAAGGGGTTAAAGATGTTGTTTTGCCTGCAAGGCCATTTTTCTTTACAAATGTTAAAAAAGAATTAAATAAATTAGAAATTAGGTTAGATAATAAAATTAAACAATTGACTAAATAATGTTAGAGGCTATCCAATTTATTCGCAAGGCGATCATTACCAGATTAACCGGAACCATTACATTAAATGCTACGGTGTTACCGGTTTTTAACAGGGTGCCAAGCACATCAGTTTACCCATACATTTATGTTTATTCAGTCAGTACTAATGAAGCTGATTTCAATCAAACAAGTTTTATTACTGAAACCTTAACAAGAATAGAAGTAGTTACAAGATTTAGTGGCGATTCGGGTGGAGAACTACAGGCTAATCAAGCAATTTCACAAATTTTACAATTAATTAGAACCAGATCAGCAGGTTATTTTGATTTGTCAGCTGATGGATTTTCTGTGTTTACCTGCGTAAATGAAGGAACTACCTATT